TGACAATACGATCAGCGAGCGAGCTAAGCGTATAGGCGTTGGCTGGAAAATCCGGGTCAACGATTTGGGTGAGCGTCGTGCCGTTCCATTGATAGAGGTTGCCTGAGCCAAGCAGAATAAGGTTTGCGCCGAGCGCATCCATCAGCACGCGGCCAGCGCCAAGGATTGTCCCGCAAGCCGTTGCGGTCCAACTCGTATCAATGGAATAGAGCGTGGATCCGGCAACGATGAACAGCAGCCCGTCTTGGACGCCTGCCCGAGAGAATGCACCTCTGATGTTTTGGCCAGATGACGGCTGAACCCTAAGCGTCATGCCTGGCGTCGGCACAATAACGTAAGTGCTACGCTTTCCCGAGCCTTCGGCTTGCGGCTCAAGATAGCAGTTTTTCAAGATAAGCGGCGTCAGCCCTTTCGCAGAGCGATCATCCGTGTTGGCTGCGATAGGGAAGAAGGCCATTAAGCCTCTCCCATCATTCGACCGCGTAATGCTTCGCGAAGGGTGAGGCCGGCAACTGGAGCACCGATAGCTACGCCAGCAAGCAGATCGGATGAGTTCGCTTTCGCAGGATCGAATTGCGCGAAGATCGAACGAACGTCGCGTCCATCCTCTACGCCGCCTTCAGCGCCAACTGTAGGGCGAAACTTACCACGGCGCACAAACAGCGGCATAACGTTTCCGCCATTAGGCTCCTCATCGTAAATGCCCGCATGTTCGCTCGCGCGATCTGGCGTGCGATTGATGTAGTATCGGCGCCCATAGGTGCCTTCGTTTGGGATGGCTACGCTTTCATCACCATGCGAGCCACGATAGAACGTGCGGCTTGTGTCGAAGCCCATTGCTTGGGCGCGTGCTAGCTGTGCTTCGCGCGGAGACAATTCACCAAAGCTTGGCCATGGCTCTTGCGGCGTTTCTAGAACAAGCGGCGATGACTGCGCTACTTCATCCGAGCCGGAGTAAACGCCGCTATAATCGCCCGTGCGTCGGCGCCCGTTAGCAAATCTTCCGCCCGTTCTGCGCGTATCGAGATAACGCCCAATAGCATAGTTGCGCTCATCTCGCCCGGTTGAAAGCAAGAAGGCAAGCCGCTCCATAAGCGGCGCTTTGCCTGGCTTCATAAGGCCGCGCGCGCCACTTGAAGCGCGTTGCTCTAATGCCCCGCGCAAGATTTCTCCAAGCGCCGACATTAGTAGCCTTCATCCGCATAATTCATGCCGATTGTGCTCATGGCGCCATCTCGGCCCGCAGAATTAGCGCGCGCTAGACGCTCTTGTTCTAGTTTGCGCAGTCTCGCGACCAGTGCGGATATAAAAGCTTCGTCGCTCGGATTGCCTTTCTCCACACTGCGGAGGAGGGCGCCGCCGAGTGCGTTATTGTCTCGCTCGAATGCCATGCTGCGCAGTGCGTTTAGACCTGCGCGTCCCGTTTGAGCTACCGCCCCAGCAGGATTGCCCATCATGGCGTTGTTGCCCGCCTCTCCCATTGCAGCCATGAACTGATCGCCAGCCTGCGCCGCACGGCGGGCAGTTGCTGAGCCACCAACCCATCCGCTGGAATTGCGGAGAAGTTGATTGCGTTCATTCAGGATGCGGAGAAATGCCTCTGCTTCTGTCGGATTGTCGAAAACCTCACGAATGACGGCTTGAATCTCGTTATTGTTGATCGGATTGGCAGCATTGCGCTGGCCAACGGCAACCGAACTGCGTTGAATTTTTCGGATCAGCTCATCGGCTACTGCGATGCGGAAATGTCGCTGTTCAAATGGCGTCATATCCGCCATTAGCGCGCGCACCTCTTGCGGGCGCATGCCGACAGCACGACGCCCAACTTCCATGGCTTCTTCTGCGTCCTTAAGCCCGCCCCAACGCATTCTAGCTTCGCGATAGCCTGGGATTAGAGCCGGAATGCCACGTTCTGCATCGCCTTCGATTGCATCAAGAAATTCAGCCTTGAGACGCCGCAAGCCGGAGCGTTGAGCCGCACCCAAGCCTTCCGCTTGGCCTACGCCTGCGATTGCATCATCAATCGCCATTTTCAGATAGTGGATGCGCTGGGCGCCGCTCATCTCGGCAGCGGTAAGGCCGTCCATTGTCGCCAACTCATCGGCCACGCGATCCGCGCGTGAGCGGATACTTGCCGGCAGGCGATCAATGATAGGCTGCAAGCGCTGCATATCTTGCGGAGAAACATCACGGCGCAGGACAGGCTCATACACGTCACGCGAAATCTGACGATATTCCGCGTTTAGCGAATTTAGCGCCTCAGTAGGAGACTTAGATACGCCAAGACGTGTCTGAAGCTCTTTTGTGATCTGCGCTGGCAGCTCGCGAGCACGCTGCTCTGCAATGGCCAACGCACGCGGGCCTGTTTGACCAGGCAGATTGGCTAGAGAATCTGCCTTGGATAGAAACTGTTCGCCGCCAACGTCCGCAAGAGTGCGCCCCAACGGCTCATCTTGCGCGGCTCGAATGCGGCCCGCAAGTTCATCAACATTGTATCCTTGACGGCCAACCAACCGGTCAACGGCGCGAACAACGCCATCCGGCACCTCAGGCTGAGGCGCGGCAGATGCTACATCATCCCCGATTGGCGGAATACCGATGCTCATGCCGGTTTGATTGGCGAATGCAGCGCGTGGATTGCGCCACGCTGCCATCGTTGACCTAAGAACCGGACGTGAGCCAAAGCCTGCCGCTGCACCGACGCCAGCACCTGTAAGCGCATTACGCTGACGATCAGCCTCTGTGTCGCCTTGCGTATATCCCACAGCGCCGCCGATTGCAGATCCCGCTGCCGTGCGAAGCGCTGGGTTGTTGTAAATGGTGCGTCCGACGCGCCCGAGCGTTTGGAAGATCGCAGGCCCCGCCAAACCAAGGCCACCACCCCACATAGCGCCCTGTTGAGCGCCCTGAAAACGGTCGCCTTCATTGGCGCTGCCTGCGCCATAGGCTGCGCCAAAGACTGCGCCTTGACCGGCTCCAAGTACTGACTGAGCACCAAATGCACGCAAGCCACGGCCTGCAGCAGCTTGGGTTAAAGCGCGCCCAAACGGCAGAGCGCGCCCAGATGTAACAGCTCCGGCTACTCTACCAGCCGTCTGGAGACCACCAAGCCCCAGACGCGCGCCCGCTGCCTCGCCAACACCTGGAATAAGGAATGTCGCCGCCGTTCCAGCAAGAGAGCCGGCCATCGTACTGACCGGATGAAGCGCTCTTGCCTCTTCTAAGCGGCGACGCGCCGCGTCCACGCGTTCGCGATAGGCGAGGGCATAATCATCGCCGCGAAGCACCGCGCCAACACCGGCAAGCACGCCAGCACCTTCATCCCCGAAGCCAATAGAGGCAGCGTCAGCAGCGCCATAGCCGAAGGATTGAAGTTGCGAAGGGCCGCCGCCTGAAGAAGACGCGGCGGGTGAGAAAAATTGCCCAAATTCATCGCCGCTGCCTGCGGTTGGCGGCGGCGGCGGAGAAAAGAACTGATCGAACTCGCTCATTCTTAGCCCCTAGCGGCGACGAAGAGACGAGGTGATGATACGAGCCTCATCAACGCTCGTTCCGCCAGATGCCTGCGCAAACGCAGCTCGACGCTCCGGCGTATCCGGGCCTGCATCGAACGCTGCCAATGCACGCTGATAGTTACTAGCGTTCGTTACACGCGTTGCAGGCGCTGCTGGGACATCCGGCGTATCTGTTGCTGCTGGCGCTGCCGCATCCTGATAAAACTCAGGCATCTGTGCAGACCACGGCTGATAGGTTTGGCGCAAGCCTTCCGCGCCAGCGTCCAAGAACTGATCGAACGGCTCAAGCCGACGCAAAGCGCCTTCGCGCCCGCCTGATTGCACAAGCTGTCTGATATTTCCCGGTTCACCGAGAATATCGTTGAGGATATTGAAGTCAGCGCCAACCAGCGCGCCGAGATCAAGCGCTGCCGGGCTCTTGGCTTGGATTGCGAGCAGTCTGTGCGCCGATTGAAGCGCCGCGCCTTCCGGTCCAACGCCCGCCAATGCTTGCGGAGATGCGTTGCGGAGCATTTCCAAGAACGAATTATAGCTGGTACGCAGGCGCGTTGCCGCTGCCATAGACGAGCGCGCTGTGGCCAGCGCTGCCGGGGGAAGGGGGCGTTGATTGTCTGGCGCCGAGTTACGCGCTTGGATTGCCAAGCCGCGCTCTTGCAAGTTGAATGAGCGCTCTTGTTGACGATCTTGCACTGCATAGCGCTCTTGGCGCTCGCGGCCTGCAAGAATATCAGCCGCGCCCATTGAGCTTTGCGCTGCGCTCGTAAGCGCTGCATCGGACAAATCTGTTGCGTCATCATCGATAAGCGCTTGGATGTGCGGATCGTTGGCGTATGGAGAGTTAGATACAGCCGCGCGAGCACGCTCAAGCCGTTGCTCTTGGGGGAGGCCAAGCAAGCTTGCTGCAGTCGATCCGAGGAATTGCGCCCGTTGCGCTTGGTTCTCACGGTCTTGCTGCGTCAGCGTGTTTGCGTATTGCGTGAACTGCGCCCATTGTTCGGTATCGCCAACACCAAGAGCCGCATTCGCGCCGGCTTCAGCGCGTTGTTGCGGCGTAGCGTTTGGATCAAGGTTCGTCATCGCCCCGGAGATAGCCGTGCGATTGGTGCGATTGCGACGTGCTTCAGCCAAGCTACTGTAAGCGCCAGCCTCATTGACAAGGCCAGCCGACATCAGCGCATTTTCAGCGCCTTCAGTATCGCCTGCGCCATACGCGGAGCCAGCTTGCTCCAGTGCGTTTTGGCGACGGCGCGCTTCGCCTTCTTCGCGACCCGCTTGATTGCCTGCGATGAAGTTCTGAAAGATTTGGCCCATTAGCCACCACCGCCGAATGTTGGAATTTGCGGCACTTGCGGCAACGAATAGCCACCGCCGCCGCTGTTTGACGTATTGAAGTAGTTCTGGCCACCGGGGCGATAGTTGCCGGAGATATACCCAGCGAGACCCGCAATATCAGAGGCAGCATTGCCCCAAGCTTGCGCGCCTTGCATGTTGTATTGGCCTTGAAGCGCAGACGATTGAGCAAGCGCGTTGGAGGCGTTGTTCGCAAACGTCTGGCCGCCAGATGCGCGCCCTGAATCAGCTTGGAAGCCAGTCCCTGCAACACCCGCAAGCGAGTTCAGATAGTTCTGCGTAGCGTTGCCGCGATAGCCTTCCTGAATGTCTGAAGCCGCACGAAGCGCCTTGCCCGAATTGATGCTGCCGCCGCGCCCCATAGCTGCATTGGTTGACTGCAGCGCGTTCATCGCTTGGCCGGTTGCGTATTGCGCATCACGCCAGAACGGAGAATTATCAAAGCCCGCGTCGTAATCAGAACGTGCAGCCGTGATCGTATCGCCTGTGCCGGTAGGGGCTACACCGATAGCCGCATTATACATGCGCCGCGCGGAGTTACCCTCAGTAGAGTAGGGCGTCAGAATGCGATCCGCGTTATCGTAAGCTTCGCGTTGCAGCGCGATCTGCTCGCTTGCCGTTTGCGCGGCCTGCTGGCTTGCCTTCTTCGCAGCGGAAGACTGCTTATTGGCCGAATATACAGATGCGCCAGCAGTGACCGCCGTAGCAATCGCGGTTATCGGCATAGCAGCACCTCCATATCGTCGCCTTTGAGTGCTACAATGGCGTCAACAACATCAAACACTGCCGGGTGCTCACCGAGCATTAAAATCGGTGCGTAACCTGCGAATTTCGCCCATCTATTGTAGGAGAAAACAGCCTTGAGCGGGTTTCCAGCGCGGATCATACTCACCGCCGCGCCGACCGCGCGATCATGCGCTTCGTCGTCGGCATGCACCACTAAAGCAGAACCAGCTTTTTGCTTTTCTTCTTCCAGTCGGTGATGAAACCATGATCCAGCCTCAAGCACGCGATCATCCATCCCACGCCATCGATCAATAGTCAGCGATTGGAACGAGACGCCGCACGGCTTATCACCCTCAACAGGCCAAATTTCCTCACGCCGGAATGTCTCTCTGAACCCGGCTGCACGAGCCAAGCCAAGCGCCGCCTTGTTGTTATCCGGGCAACGCGTCACTAACTCAACGCAATCCGTTTGCGTGAACATGAAGAAGATTGCGGCCTTCATGTCTTCAACTAGGGCAGGGGTTCTGCCTTCCGGCAAAAACTGGCTGTGAACGTCATAAAGACCCGCATCTACTTGCGCGACGATCCATCCACCGTGCTCATTGACCAGCGCAAAGTTACGCGGGTCAGCCACGACTTCAGACACATCAATCTCGCCAGCACCGCCCAGCCACGGCCTTACATCGGCATGGTTCACGACCTGATTTAGAAAGGCCGGATCGAAGGTGCGGCGGAGGGTCACTGCGGATTCCATTGCCCCGCAGCCGCCAAACGTTCGCGATAACGCGGCACTAGCGCAATGGCCGTATCTTCATCCACGAGACCAGCGCGAATATCATCCCCCCAGACAGCAAGCCCAAGCTCTTCATCTGTGATATTTGGATTGTCATGCAGCATCCGAAGCATGACATCTGCCTTGGGAGTCATGTGGCTAGGTGTGCGTCGCGGAGCCATCGCTTCACCAAACCGCGCCGCATCATCCACATGAGACGCTTCACGCGCAGCAGCGCGGCCAATGCCACGTTCGGCTGCGGATGCCGCCAAGGCTTCACGCAAGCTCGTGCGGATCATACTCCCCGCCCCAGCAACCCCTAGACCGGCGCCAATACCTGCGCCGGTTAGAATGTCTTGCCCAAGCTCACCATCCTCTGTGTGGCCATTCAGCGCCCCGATTGCACCGCCAAAACCGCCAC